TTCGTGCAGGTTTAAATGGATTTAATACACATCGTAAAACACAGTTTCCTGTAACCCATGCATTAATTTGAACTTGATCAAACTCTGACATAGACTCATCTATTTCAAGTCCAACATCACGAGCAAACTTTGCATCAAGGACACCCCAATATTCTAATACCTCATATCTATTTTCAGATGTATTAGGTTGTGTCTCATCATCACGAATGGTGTCTTCGTAATACTTGTCAGAATAATTAGGTCCGTTATATAACGCTTCCTCAATCGCTGCGGCATCAAAGTGAGGTCTTTTTATCAAAGCACGTAATTGTTGTTTGTTAAGTCTGTGCCTTTGAATTACGTATTCACAATCTTCAATTGATGTAGCGGCAGGATCAGGATGAAAATCCCAACAAGATACAGTTTCTATTCTGGGAACATTTTTTTCATATGGCTCATAAGTACGTTGTCCTGTTTCTTCATCAGGACTCCATTTATGAACTCGTTTATAAAAGTTTAAAGGTCCTTTTATTATACCTGTTCCTAATAGTGCTGATTCAAAGATAGCATTTCTAAAAACTGTTACAGCGTTTGTATCAATCAACTGATCGTGTATAATTTTTTCTAAACGTAAGGCTGTATCTTTTGCTGGAGTTATTTGAGGTTCACCTAAGTTAGAAGGACCTTCAACTAATGGTACACCCTCATATTCCCCTGCAAGTCCACCTAATACATTGTTAGTTTGTTTTTCAGTTGCTTGTAAAGCACCAGCTAATAGTTCTCGATTATCTCCTTCAAAACCATAAGGATCTTCTTGAACAATATCATCTATTGGTGTTTTTTCATGGGCAAACTCAGCTATGCCTTCAGGCACTGGAGTTGGCTCTACTACTATTGGAAATTTTTTATTACTAAATAATATGTCTGATAACTGACCATATGCAGCCAAGACTTTAGTTTTAGTTATCTTTATAAAAACTTGAGAACGCTCAGAGTCTCTATACTGAGTCGTTGAATCATAAATTCCTCTAAAGTTTTTATATGCTTGTAACCATCGTTTTTCGTGAACTCTACGACCATTCTCTGCATCTTCAAATTTTGAGCGAATATGTCCAGCCAATCCCGGCATAGACTCTTCTGGACTCTGAATATTAACAGGAGTGTCGTCAGATGGTTCTAAAAAATTATCAGACATTTTATTATTTAGTTACCTGTTGGTCGATCTTCAGCCATTGAAAATACTGAATTATCAACAGTTGTTTTTGACTGTTTTTTTGGAGCATCCTGTGTTAATGGATCAGGAACTGCTCTTGTATCAAATTCAAGCTTTTCTCTTGTTAGCTGATTAGAACCCATAGGATTATCTACTGATATTCTATCTGAGTTCATAATATACCCTGCATCATAATTATAATTATTGCCCGGCATTTTCTGTCTCCTTCATTGTTAAAAAGTTTGGTTCTTCATCTGTTACGAGATCATCTTCTAAAAAATTAAATTCACGTTTAGTTTTTTCCACATTAGCTTCGTAAATTGGATCTTTTGTTATTTCAGATGATCGTAAAGATTCTACTATAGCTGTAGGTCCTGCGGCAACAACTTTTGCCCCTAAACCTAAAGCTTTTAATCCTAATTCTGCACCTTTTTCTGCTACTATTTCTTGTGCAAATGCAGAAGGATTGGTAACAAGCTGTCTTGCAGCTTCTACTCCTATCGCACCAACAAGCACTTTTGATCCTTTATCAATTACACCTGACCCAATATTTTTTAAAAAATCTTTTAAGTCATCTGTAAAATCGCTTGCCGATTTAATTTCTTTTTTTACAAACTGATTTCCTATCTCAATTTTAGGTTGAGCAAAATACTCTGCATATCTTGGATCAGTATCTAAAATTCTACCACTGGTATTCATTTCAGTAAAATCACTTAAATTAAATCCAGCTTCTTTAATATTACTTTCAAAAAAAGAAATTAACTGATTAGAATAACCTCTATCAAATTCACTTACAGCAAATGGATATGCTTGTGTATATGTTCCTAATTCACCTATAGGACCCATATCAGCTTGTAGTGTAGACCTGCCCTGCAAATAACCTATTCTTCCTGTTGGAACACCCATATTTAACATAAGAGTTGCATGTATGTTTCTTAATAGAGGTGACCCTGTTTTACCCTTATACCCTTCTGGTGTAAGAGTGTTAAAAAAAAGATTTTTATCTTGATCATACATAATTGGTTGAGATGTTTTTATATCTCTTAATATATTTGTTATATCACCTGTTGTTATTCTTTTATTTGGAGCATTAGCACCTTTATCCATTTTACCAAATATATTTATAACACCACCAGATTCAATCTGACCAATTCCTTCTTTTATCATGTCCTGTAACAAACTATCAGCTAATGGATTTAAAGGAATGTTAACCATCCTTCCTTTTGCACCACCTTCAGTTGCACGAATATACAATGCTCCCTTTGTTGGATTGTATTCATGCATTTTAAGATTAGCTACTGCTTCAGGTCTTAGCCCTGTCAACATAGCGAATAAAGTAGCTCTTGCTGCTGATCGAGTATTAAAATCATTTGATTTTGTTTTATTAGCTATTCCAGCAAATAGCTCTGTTAGAGGAGCTGCATCTGGATTTATTGCTAGTGGTGTCAGCTTCTTTGGTGGTTCAAGACGACCAAATAATTTTTCATTAAATTCTGTATCGGCTACCTTTTCTGGTAAAAACTTTTTAGCATCAACAGTATCATCAAGGTATCTTTTAAATTCATGCCCCATTGTTCTCAAAGCAATCATGGGTTGTTTTACATTTACAGCATCTCCCAACTCTGCTGTCGGTCCAAAAACTTTTTTAATAGGGGTTTCACCCTTTTCATCAGGAATATATATTGATATGGCTGATCCGGGAACATCTGCTATATTTTTAAAGTAGCGTGTAGCATTATTAACAAAAGCTGCCCTTTGTTTTCTTGCTCTTTCAGGATCGCTTGTTCCTGTAGCTATATGTTTGTCTGCATAAAATTGTGCGTACTCACGAAGAGTAGAATTTACAGATGGTTTAAATTCTTCTGCCATTTAGTATCCAAATGTGTTATCTTGAGGTTGATACACTTGTTCTTTTATGTGGTTTAAACTTTTGTGTATGCCTACATATGATGATGTTCGACACATTACCATATAACGCAAAGCATCATATGCATGGTCTTCTGCTTTTGTGTCAACATCTTCTGAATTAGTTTTAGACAATGGTATTCCTGCCAGTTGTCGAATAGTGTTACTACATGTATTAAATATACGGATTCTTGGTAATGTTGTCAATGGGTTATCTGCTAATCGCCTATGTACTTCCATCTTACCCTGAAGCCTGTTACGATCAGATGGTATCCAACGAACACCCAAACGCATCATTGTCTCTGCTATTGACGGACCAAAGCCTGTCTTGTTCCAACAGGATGAATCTAATACAGTATAGTGTGGTTGTGGATCTGTCTGCTCAACTTCCAGTATTTTATCGGCTAGTTGCTCTGCTGTATGTTGTTTTACATACAACTCACGATAGATCCATATATTATCATCCCAATCAATTGCACCCCACAGTACGCAAGATGGACTTGCATATCCATAATCTGCTGCACGTATTCTGGGCCAGTTAGTCGGCATTTCAAATGGTTCGACTACATGCTTTGATTTATTAAACTCTGGGAAGGCGGCTCCCTCTGCCACATCCCAATCCCCTTCAAGAAGTCTCTTCCGTTCAACTTCTGGGAGCGATCTGAGCATGGCTTCGTATCTGCCATCTTGCATCAGATAGGGATTATCAGTCAGCCGTGCAGGAATAAATTTACGGTAGAACAACGGCTGCCTTGCTTTTTCATGCCCTTCTGGGTATAACAGTGGTTGTCCTGATTCTACATCTGTGGCCGCAAACGGCTTGTTAAAATCAGATGGATCGATATACATTTTCTTAATCCACCAACCACCTACTCCTCCGGGGTTGCCAGTACAACGCATTGACATATAGGGTCTAAGTTCGTCATCTGTTGTACGTAGCCTTGAACGCAAGTAATCCCAAACATATGGTGTTGGGTATTGCGTTATCTCATCAATTCCAATCCAGTTAAAAGCCTGACCTTGAAATCGAGTAACATCTTTGTCTCTGTCCAGATAGGTGAACCACATTGTCGCTCCTGACGGAAACACCCATGTAGACTTTGCTTCTCTAAAATGAGCTTTTGGAAAAGCTTTTGTATATAACTGTCTTGACTTGTCAATCAGTTCTGTTAGTTCATCAAGAGTTCTTCTTAGGAGAAGACCACGATGATTAGGGTTATGACAATAACGGAGAGGATCAACAAGCAAAGCGAAAGACTTGCCCCCTCCTGCAGCCCCACCGTATAACACATCTTCTTCAGAGGAAGATAGAAATTCTTCTTGAGGACCATTGTTAGGTCTGAATATAACTTCTTGATCATCGACCAAATCAGATACAGGTTGTAACGAATTGAGTTCATCACCCAAGTCCACAACTTTTGAAGTTCCGTTAGTAAGGTTCTTTGCAGTGTTTTCAATACGTTTCGCATTTTGTCTATGTTTCTGTACTTTCTTTGCAGCTTTTTCAGCTTGTTTCCTTTCGGCTCTGAGCTTCTTACGAGTTGCTCGTTTAGCTCGTTCTATTGCCGATACATTATACGATTGTTTTGGTGCATTGGGATCTTTTTTGGGTCGCCCACGCTTATTAGCCACTTACTTCTATACCTTTTTTAGCTGGTAACAACACAACACCGTGTAATGCCTGTACATTATGGTTATGTGTCTCTTCTTTACCCAAACCTACCCTGTTTAACAGAGATTCTGCTGCTTTTAAACGCAGATCATCCCCTCTTTCTATCTGTGGACTGTCAATTAAGCTAATTAACTTGTTTGTAGCCTTTACAGAAGCACTAGCCAGTAGGTTCTTTGACCTTCTGATGATCTCATCGGATAATTTGCTTCGCAAATACCCTGCCGAACCTTTCGTGTAACCAGCATTTTCAGCTGCTGCGACCACAAATCCACCATTACTGAACAAATTCTGTAAGAACAGCTCTTCTTTTTCTGAAATCTTGGTAGATTTTCTCTTTTCAGGTAGTAAATTCATAGTAAACTCGATAATTACGGTGCGTAAGCCTACGTACTGGATGCAAATTAAGCGTTAGAGTGTGCCAATGTGACATCTTGCACCTGTAATACTCTTATATAATAATAATTTATAAAAAACTTGTCAAGGGGGTTGACGAAAGTACGTACAGACTGTACAATGCAGTAGTACCTGCAGAGGTGTACTATAGAGTAGCCCTGCAGATTAACTGTTCTTAGTATAGGAGAGTACCCCACTGCGTTGCATGTGGGGTTTTTTATTGCGTATACTCAAAGAGTTGCATCGTTAATCATACAATTAACTACAAATATAAAAATTATGCCGCCATTGCTAGTCATATACTGGGGGGTGGGGTGACCCATGCGTACACACACGAAAGCAATATTTTTATCTTTAATTTTGACACATCATAGAACTCTTACGAGGTCATTTTTTTACAACTAACAATTAAAACTGGCAATAATAACAACCAATCACACACACACACACATCACGTGTATATTGATTTGTCATATAATTAATTTAACATAGGCTTAAGATGTAACCAAAAATAGCTTTTAAATTGCAGATCATAACAAATACAATCATTTAATTATTATTTATTAATTGCATAAAAAAACCCCCTAGAAATTAATCTAGAGGGTAGTTTGGGAGAACTTATATTATTTAATTAGAAGAAAAATAACTTTTTCTATATTGATTAACTCGATCTTCAACCTTTTCATTTGCAATGTATTTATTCGCATTGGATAACCAACATTGAACACATACATATAAATCATTTTCAGTGACAAATAAATATCTTTCTTGCTGTTTTCCACAGGCAGAACAACTGC